TAAGGTGCGCCACCATAACCATCGCGTTGTGATGAGTTAGACACAGATAGTACTTGACATCTGTGTGCGCCTTCATTAAAATACTTTTTGTTTTCTACCACTTTGGTAGGCTTAACCTGGCAGCTAGCCAAGTCAAAAGGAACTACATTAACCATTTAATTTTTGTTTTAATACATTCATTTGATAATCTTCTATATCGTAGTTAGGCATTTTAGCCTTAACTGCGTCACCTTTACCAGCTTCAATAGCTTTTAGCATATTGTTAAACTTATCTTCATCTAGCTTTGGTTTAGCTGCTGGCTTAGATTGCTGTTCAATAGCATTAGCTACTTCTTCATAAGAAGCAACAGATGTATCTAAACCAATACCAAGATTACCAAGAGCACGGCCCCAAGCAGATGTTTCACAGTTTTCTACAAAACTTGTTTTGTTTATAAAGGACGAGCCTTCTTTTTCATACGCATGCCCTGTGGCGCGTATATTTCCATTCTCATCAAAGATTGTAGCTTTGATTACACAACGGTCATCTGTAAGTTCTACAACATCTGATGTAAGACACCAGCCATTATAGTTCGATCTAAAGTGTTTTAATCTTTCGTTAACTTCAACGTATTCTTTACCTTTGATGTTAACTGTTTTCAATTTTGTCATTTCTTTCGTGTTTCATATTTGTTAAACATTTCGTGGGCTTTTTTACCAGCACGTATCGCGAATACGATTTTCAGAAATTTCCTGAACATAACAGGACGCCCACGCAAGATAATAGCAAAGCCTATCTCTTTGAATACTGCAACGAGTATTCTTTTGACAAGTCTTTTATCTATACCCAAATCGTAAGCAATTTCTGCAATAATTTTTCTTAGTTTTGTGTTGTTGGCCACATATAAAAATACTAAAATTATACCTAAAAATCTAAAGAATTTTCTCTAAATTTAGTTAATTCGCTAACAAAGTTTAGCGTTACAGTACCAACACCGATGTTACGGCCTTTGGCAAAGATTATCTGTGCTTTGCCTTGTGTGGATTCTCCGTTTTCATCTTGATTAATACCATAGTATTCTGGCCTGTAAACTAATGCAACAATATCAGCAGCCTGTTCTATTTCGCCTGATTCTCTCAAGTCTGATAGCGTAGGTTTGCTTTCTGCCCTGAACCCAACACCACGGTTGAGTTGTGATAGAGCAACTATTGTTATGTTTAGTTCTTTTGCTAGGTTTTTGAGCGCCCTGGCAACCTTGGAGACTTCTTGTTCTCTGGTTCCCTTTGATCCGACACTCGCTGTGACAAGCTGTAAGTAGTCAACAAACACAAGCTTAATACCGCAACTGTGTACATATTGTCTAGTTTTAGATATTAGATAGTTCAATGATGTTTGTTTACATTCATCGATATAAATCTTTCGATCTATTATTTCGCTAGCAGTTTGTTGAACTCGTCTAAGATCTTCATCTTTAAGTTCACCATTCTGTATCCAACGTATTGGTATTTCAGATTCTAATGCAACAAGACGCATTATAAGCTGATTTACAGACATTTCGTAGCTAAATATAAGTGCAGGACTATCTGCATATTTAACTGCGTTGTATGCAAGATTCAATGCAAGACTGGTTTTACCCATGGATGAAGCTGCACCAATAATTACAAGGTCTGTACCTTGCCAACCACCAGTAAATTCATCCAATGATTTAAAACCTGTAGTAACACCAATGATACCATCTGTAGACATTCTTTTATCAATGTCTTTTAGAAAGTCTTTCATTTGTGTTCTAATGTCTGCGACATCAGAATCTTGAACTACCATCATTTTAGCGTTCATCTTGTTAATGAATGCTATAATGTCATCTGTAGTTTCACCGTTCAGGAATTTGTTTTGTGTTTCCTGTATCATAGACTGCATCGTGCGTCTACGACTTTGTTCATGTAACGAATCTATTGCTGACTTAACTGAAATAAATTCACTAGGTGCTGTGTATATGCTTGATAGTTGAATGTTTTCTTCATGGTTACAACCTAGAGCTTTGGACATAGATAGTAAGTCTATATCCTTTTGCTCAGATTGCATAACCAAAAACTTTTCAAATATACGTTTGTGAAACGCATTATCAAACATATTAGCATTTAGTTTTTCAGCATGTTCATAATATAATTCAGGATACATGAATAGCTTAGATAATAGTTTTATCTCAAGCTCATACTTAATTAATTCATCATGCATTATATAGTTTTTAGAATGGGGCCACCGAAGATAGTAAATTTTCGGTACCTGGATTCCAATATTCTTCGCTTTTTGTAGCGTTGTAATCTGCGATTACTGCTTCAATTGAGGATATTTCATTCATTTCAGCGTTGTAAACGCCTACGATATCTGAATCAATATAAATTGGATAAAGATAACCCCAATTGTCTTTCAACAAGTTTGTATGCCAGTCTGTATTACAAGCTATGCACACTCGATGTTGTCCGCACTGTACCATCTCATCGTCATCACTAAAACATGTTGGACAATAAGACTTATTTGCGCCAACGCTTGCGATACTGTTGACGCTTTCTTGAAAAAGCGATGTCTGCTTTCCTCTGTATGCTCCATACCAGTCATCATATGAATATGTATAAACTGGTTGTTCATACTTGTGCGGATATTTCTTTTCGCCAAGTTTGTCAATGATATTCATCATCAAAGACAATGTATTCAAGGCGTCTGATACGACTACGTATTCTTCATCTGAGTGTGGTTGATAATAACCACTCGAGATATTGGTTACAGATACATTACATTTAGGCTTAAGAGCTTTAACATCTGTCAAGCCACCTCTGTCGCAAAATTCAAAGCCGTGTTGATCCAATAATGGTCTAACAGCTTTTTTAAATTTCTTTGACATAAGTGTAATGCCTCCAATTTCTGTAACAAAATCTTTATTACCCCTTCTATCTGTTTGCAGTATGTATGCAACATCATCAAAGAAGTCTGCTGACGCAGCACTGGAGCCAACGCAGCCCTGTTCTTCTGAATGAAAAAACGCAGCTTTGATGTTATCAAACTTGGATATGCATTCAAGTGCAGCCCAAACGCCAACCTTGTCGTCACCGCCTACGCCTGCCATTTGCATCTTTTTGGTATCCATACCATAAAACTTACCATCAATTGCACAAACTTTAAAGTTGTCAATGATTTCATGTACAGTATCCGTGTGTGCAACAACACATGGGTAAGCCTTTGACTTACCTTTAGTTACATACAGATTGATACCATTAGCTTCAGTCTTTGTGGTGACTGTAAGGTTATCGTAATCCTCATATTCTTTAAGGTGGTTAATGATATAACCTATCATTTTACCTTCTTCACCTGAATAACTTTGTATTGATAAAGTTGCTTCAAGGTTGTCTATTGCAACTTCTTTTTCCATGAATGATAATTTCATATTAAGCATAATTATTTGTTGTTTGATAATACCCATCAGTATGTCTAGCAAGATATCTTGGAGTTCTACCCGATTCTGGCCTAACTCTTGATGAGTTACTCATAAATCCTAGTTCAGGATATATGTGACAGTATGTGTCTATGTATGGTAAATGAGTATAATCATTCCATTCAACAGGTATACGAACCTGTCCACGCATTTCTTTACCTGTGGTTGGGTTAATAAGAGTAGCAGAGTTGTATGACTGCTGTTTCTTATAATGATACCCATTGTCTTTGGCCCACTTTATCATAAGTGGTTCATAAGCGTTACGCAAAGTGTATATGCGATCCATTATATTAATGGTTCTAACTCTACGATGTACGTTTACATTCTGCCAAAGCAAAGCGCGTGCAACAATGCCGCCCACTTGATCTTTCATTACAAGTATTTTACAATGTTCATTGTCCTCATAAATATCAAGAAATGGTTGCGATCTGTCATGACGCATACAGCCAGCACCTAGAGTGCCACAGTAATCACCACCATGACCTTCCCATTCACCACTATAAGAAGACTCATGCATGTACCTTTTAACATCGTCTTCTATTTCTATATAGTAAGACTCTGCAATATTTTGCATGTTAAGAATATTAGCAAGATCTTCTGCATCACGATTGCTATGATGATAGCCATGCAACTCAAAGAGTTTATATGGTGAAGCCATCATACATAGTCGTTTACGCAATTCTACATTACATATTTCCGTCATAAAATTACCGTTATCTATGTAATCTATCAATTCTTTTTGATGTGTACATATACTGGATAGTTTTGGAAAAGTCATATAGCTAATTTTTGAAGGATCAGAATGTGCTATACCAAACACAAATGCGTGTTTTTCGAAACATACTGGCCTAGAAGTTAGACCATTAGTAAAGAAGTTTTTTATATTTTGACTTCTTACTTGATCTAACTTTTCTGCAAAATTATATGTAATCAAATCTTGCATTTGTTCAAAATATTTGAAACATAAAGCCCACAACTCTGGAACATCTATAGTTTCAGATGTCCATTTAAACATAGACTCAGGGTAGAATGTTTCTTTTTCGAAACCTATCCAAGATAGTCTGTTTCTTTGTACATCAACTGGTAAAGGTATAACTCGTACACCTTTTTGCAGACAATGTTCTATTACCATCAGATCGCAATCTGTATTTGTAGGTACAGGCAAATGTTTGCCGTAATACCTCATCTTTTTTATTATTGGTGAATCCACCATTTTAACTGTATCATAAGTTACTATTGACATAATCCCATGCTATTTTATTAATTTTATTAGCATTACTAAAAAGTAATTTTTCTATACCATGTGGATCACGTTCTTTATTTTGCAGAACATGATTAGTATAGTAAGTGACACCATTAAGTAAACCCCAACCAGTGTCACCTTTTTCACTTGTTTCTTTTGCAATACAATCAAGTAGTTTGTCTACTTTATTTTTTGTTTTTTTAGAAACAATCTTGTCATCATTATATTCTACGCTGTGTATATGGACAGGCAATTTCATTACTTGTTTTACCAGATCCCGAACTAATGCATCATCTATAGATCTATTTTTTGCATAATCTATTGCATGATCAAAATCCATTAGTTTTTGATGCAATCTACCAGCTATTTCGTCAGCATTAATATTGATATTTTTAGTATGTTTAACTGTATTGCCTTTACTTGCAAATAAATACAACTGATTTGCACAGGACAAAACCGTATTTGATATACCATATGACAGCCCAATACTGCCGTCATTTGAGTCAACAACATATATATATTTTTTATAGCCAGTAATTTCTGCTATATGTGTTGTTGGAACCTCAAATTCTGCAAATATTTTTCTGCCACCATTAACTGCAAATGCTTTACTAAACTTGTAATCAAAGTTGACTTGATCTGCAATTTGTATTGCACGTTCTATCATTTGCTCGTTTTGTGTTTCTTGGTATTGTTTGGTACAAACACCAAGTATTTCCTGATTAT